TTCCTTGTACACCTTGGATGCCTTGTGTACCCTGTGTTCCTTGAACGCCTTGTGTACCCTGTGTTCCTTGTACACCTTGGATACCTTGTGTACCTTGTGTGCCTTGAACACCTTGGATACCTTGTGTGCCTTGTGTACCCTGTATACCTTGTGTGCCTTGTGTTCCTTGAACGCCTTGTATACCTTGTCTACCTTGGATACCTTGGATACCTTGAGTACCCTGTGTGCCTTGAACACCTTGGATACCTTGTGTGCCTTGTGTACCCTGTATACCTTGTGTACCCTGTGTGCCTTGAACACCTTGGGTACCCTGTGTTCCTTGTACACCTTGGATGCCTTGTGTACCTTGTGTACCCTGTACACCTTGGATGCCTTGTGTACCCTGTGTTCCTTGAACGCCTTGTGTGCCCTGTGTTCCTTGTACACCTTGGATGCCTTGTGTACCTTGTGTACCCTGTACACCTTGGATGCCTTGTGTACCCTGTGTTCCCTGTACACCTTGAATACCTTGTGTACCTTGTGTACCTTGTGTACCCTGTACACCTTGAATACCTTGTGTACCTTGTGTGCCTTGAACACCTTGGATACCTTGTGTACCTTGTGTGCCTTGAACACCTTGGGTACCCTGTGTGCCTTGTACACCTTGGATACCTTGTGTACCTTGTGTGCCTTGAACACCTTGGGTACCCTGTGTGCCTTGTACACCTTGGATGCCTTGTGTACCTTGTGTACCCTGTATACCTTGGATACCTTGTGTACCCTGTGTGCCTTGAACACCTTGTGTGCCTTGTGTGCCTTGAACACCTTGTGTGCCTTGTGTACCCTGTACACCTTGAATACCTTGAGTACCTTGAACACCTTGGATGCCCTGTCTACCTTGAATACCCTGTATTCCTTGTGTGCCCTGGGTACCTTGTGCACCATTAGCTACCCAAGATATAGTGTAAATCTCATTACTACTTAATGTACCATTAGCCACTAAGTTACTTAAACCTATTGACCAGTAAGCTCCTTGGTCTTGTACATCTAAAATTTCCCAAAGACCAATTCTATTATTTGAGCCTACTAAGGTTATCTGAAGATACGCTGGTTGATTATTAGTTATACGTAATGTGTAAAGAGCACTAAACCAAGCACTATAATCAGTATTATTAATATCTTGTTCATTAATATTAACTGTTGTAATACTTGCAATAGTATCAGTGTTTGCTGTAAAAAATGTGGTATTGGGTTGTCCTCCTCCAGTAGCATATTTCCATCTTCCTGAATTAGATCCGTCGTTACCTTCAGTACCTAAAGTACCTTGTATTCCTTGTCGGCCTTGAGTACCTTGTGTACCCTGTGTTCCTTGAATGCCTTGTGTACCTTGAGTACCTTGTGTACCCTGTGTTCCTTGAATGCCTTGTGTACCTTGAGTACCTTGAGTGCCCTGTATACCTTGTATACCTTGAATGCCTTGAATGCCCTGTGTACCCTGTATACCTTGTATACCTTGAATGCCTTGAATGCCCTGTGTACCCTGTACACCTTGGATACCTTGTGTACCTTGAACGCCTTGGATACCTTGTGTACCTTGAACACCCTGTGTGCCCTGAGTACCTTGTGTTCCTTGAGTACCCTGTGTACCTTGTGTTCCTTGAATACCCTGGACGCCCTGAACACCCTGTGTTCCTTGGATACCTTGAGTACCTTGAGTTCCTTGAACACCTTGAATACCCTGTGTACCCTGTACACCTTGGATACCTTGTGTACCTTGAACGCCTTGGATACCTTGAGTGCCCTGTGTGCCTTGGGTACCTTGAATACCTTGGCCCGCAAAAGCACCTGCAATACCCTGTATACCTTGGGTACCCTGAGTTCCTTGAGCACCTTGAGTACCAGTTACACCTTGTAATCCTTGTGGACCTGAAGTGCCTATATATATTATTTCCCTGGATTGTTGGGTTGGATTAATTTGTGGTTGTTCAGTGGGGATTTGGAAATTAGAAGTAGAAACAGGTTGAAATACATTTGTATTTCTATTAGTTGAAGTACGTGTAGGGGTTGTTGGGGTTCTTCTAGTAACTGTTCTAGCAGTTAAACTTGTAAATGGAGTGTTAATAGAAGAAGTAAGTGATGTTTCTACAAAAACTCCTTCTATATAATATTTTAAATAATCTTTTTTTAGATATTCGTCAAATTTTGGTAACTGCTGTTGTTGAGAGGTTAGTTCAACTATATTGCGGTTAGTTTTATATACTTGTTCTTTATCACCTGTTAATTGCCAAGGTATATTAAATGCAAAATAAGATTGATATAAATACTCAGGGTTTTGATTAATTAAAGCCTCATATACTTCAATGCTTATTTCAATATATAAAATTTCATTTGTTTTTTTACAAAAATATCTTCTAAATTCTCCTATTTGGTAATCTTGTTGGGTAGGAATTACAGGAGAATAGTAAGGAAGAGCTAATGTAAAAGATTCAGATTGGGAACGAAGATTTAAATATGATGTAACTGTAGTATCATTTACTTGTATTTCAGAATAAGGGGTATTTGGATCAACAGTTGAATTAGTTTCATTAATAGGAACTAAAAGAATTACTTGTAAATCTTGAGGAGTTTTTCCACTATAAAATTCACCATTGGAAGTTTCAAAATAATAGCCTTTATACTCTTCCCCAGTAGTAGATAAAGCATACTCTTTACCATTAGTATATAAACCAGTTTTTACTTGAGATAATGGAAAATAAGACATTTTTTGTAAATTATAATGTTATTTTTTTTGCTTGAATTGATCTATATAATTTTTCTAAAGCATTTTTAGCAGTATCAAAAGATATTGTTGCCGTTTCATTAGAGTAATAGCTTTTATTATTTGCATTTGTTGGAATACTAGAATAGATTTGGGATAAACCTACAACGGCATTGCCTAAACCCTTTCCATTATTTAAATAATCATTAATAGATGGTTTAGATTTTAAAAGTGCTTTACCTAATTCATCTTGTAATGCAGGATTAAACGTAACATCTGATTTTTTGCTTTGGGTTAAACTATAAAAAGTTACAGGGGTTAATTGATAACGTCCTACAGCATATAATTGATTTTTGGTTTGTCCTTCAGTATTTCTTCCGGTGGATGGGGATTTTGTAAAATTTGCATTCATAAATGTTTTTATTTCTCCTATTGTAAGATCACTAATATATCTTTCTTCTAATTCAGGCATTAGATTCTTTGATTTATTAGTTTGATTTATAACAGAAACTAATCCTTCCCTCCCTGTATTAGGAGATCTTTTTTTAAACCAATTATAACTATTATAATTTGCACTTTCTCCTTTTAATATAATATTAAAAAATTCTTTTAAAGTATTAAATGTATCAGGGCTTACTGTTCCTCCACCACTACTAATTTCAACATTTACATTTTCTTCTTCATCCGTAGGATTTGGATCTTTAGGGACCATAATAGTTTCTAATTTAGTAGTCCATACATTATTAATTACATCATGAGATAAATTTATAATGATAAAATCCATAGTATCAGGATATTGGGATGGTAAAAATCTAGTTTCTACATTTAAACCATTGTAAATTTTTAATCCTGAAATTCCATCTAATTCTAAATTTAAACTAACAGGTATATAACCAATTTGACCTGAGGATGTTTTGGATTTAATGGCTTCTTTAGATTGATTATAGTTAATAAAATCTATTTGTATTTGAGTATATTTAGTTACATCATTATAAGTAAAAGTAGGAATATTAGACGTATATTCGTTATCTTGTTTTATGTATGCTAATGAATTTCTTTGTGTATAAAATGCCTTGCTAATATTAGGATATTTTACCTCAATATTAGTATTAGCATTATCTTTTTCGTCAGCATTTATAACTTCATATTTAACTCTATCAATTAAACCATTATTTAGCGTAGATAAAGCTGTAGCTTCTTCTCCTACTATTAAACTACGAGCTTGGGCACCAATAGTTAACATACTAGCTAATTGAGGAGTTATAGAAGTTTTAATACTAAAATTTTTAACAAAATTGGTTTTAACTATATTTGGCTCATCACTAGTAGAAGTATATCCTAATAATATAATAGGGGGGATTAAAGAAGAAGTTTTATTTAATTTTGTTAAAATATCTTTTTTATTATAAAGGGGGGTTTGATCTAAAATCTTGACAGTAATAGTTTCTTCTTCTATATAAGCATATAAATTATTTATCCCTCCTAAAGCTCTACTTATATTAGTTAAAATTGAATTTAAAAAATCTATAAGCAATACCCTACCATCAGTTGAATTATTAACTGGGTTTAAGTATGAAGCTATACAATTAAAATTTACATATATATTTAAAACATGTGCTGTATTTTTGTAACTAGATGCAAAATCATCACATAAAGAACCATATATATATTCAACATTTGAATTTTTATTTTTAAATGTACGTTTAATTAAACAAACTGTAGGGTCAAAACTTATAGTATTTCTAGGATCATATATTAAGTTTGTATCATTATCTAAATCAAATTTTAAAGCACTTTTAGTACTCTTACTTTTATATTTAAAAATAACTTTTTCTTTTATAAAATATAATAAAGATCCTAATCGTATATAGCACTCCATAGATGAAACACTTGTAGAAGGATCACTAGAAGAAGGAGTATTATATTTTTGAGATATATATGTGTTTCCAGTTGTACTTTTATCCCAATCCGCGTTATAAGCTACTACCCGATCTAAAATATCTTTTTTTAAAACAACCTTTTCTAATCCCTTCAAGTTAAAAAAAGCCTTATTTAATTCATTACCTATTTCAGTAGAAGTAACTAATTCTAAAGGACTTATATCAGTTGCAAGTAATATATTTTGATTAGCTAACTCTTTACTTATTTCAGCATTTTTATTAACTACTCTAGTATTATCAGAAGCGGCATTTGCATTAAGTCGTTGAAAACGATTTGGATTTGTTTGGGGAGAGGTAGGTAATGATACTTGTGTAGTATCTGTTATTAAACTATTAGCTTTTATAGATTCTATAACATCTCCTATACTTCTTAGTATTATAATAATGTCATAACTTCCATCAATATTAGCTTCCCAGGTAAAATTAACTATCCTCCCAACCAAAGCATCATAATTACCATATGATATTTGTCTATTATTTTGTATTTTTTCTAATATAGTTTCATAATCAACTTTATCTCCTGTGGGTTGTAGAAAATCAGTTTCTAAGCTAAGGGGAGTAGATTCAAATTTATCTGGGGTGGTTGGGTCTGCAAAATAAATATTATTACCCCATTCTAATAAAAGTGTATATCCTAATCTTAAATACAAAACATCAATTATCTCAAATTGAACCCTATTCCAGGCTTTTAAATTTATAGTAGCGGTTTTTAATGATCCTCTAGTTTCACTTTTTACATTAATTGAAATAATGCCAGGCATAGGACGTAAACCTTGCTCATACCCACCCATACCATAGGCATAATTTTGATAATTGTTAAGTAAATAACTACTAAGAAAAGGAGGGGTAGTAGTAGGTAAAGATGATACTCCATTAAATAATATAAAATTTTGAGCTAATTTATTACCCTTATATTCTTTTATTATTTCTTTTAACTCTTCACTATTTGGTTTAAAATCTTCTTTTATATCTACTGAAGATAGAAGTTTAACAAAAGATGTTCTAGAGTTAAAAAATACTAATTGTTGAGGGGTTCTTATGTTATTATATCCTCCCCCATATATTTTTTGGCGGGTATCTATTTGTTTAGCTACGAATTCATCTATTGGTTCTCCTACAATATTTCCGGTCATATAACTATTTGGTTAATTAATTTAAATTCACTTATTATATTTACTGCATTACTGGGTATTCTAATTTGTACACCTTCAGGTATAACTAATGTTCCTAAACTAATATTAGGATTAGCAATAGCTATAACCCACCACAATGAAGAATCCCCGTAGTAATTTAATGCTAATAAATCGTATCTATCACCTTGTGTGGTGTAAACATATATGTCATTTACAGACAAAGGTATTTCAGGGTAACGAGATGTGGCATATATCTGTTTCCCACTTAATGACTTAATAATAGGTATGTTTAAATAACGATTCACTTTAATTAAAAATTAGGATTAAAAACTGGTGAGGGTCTATTCTCTATAGGGATGGTAGGTTTAAGAGGTTGTTTATATATTGGATTAGGAGGATCAAATGATAATTGTTGAGCAGTTTGTGGGGAATTAGTAGTACTAGGGGGGTTATTATTCCCAATAGTAGAAGAAGGAGTTAAATTATTTAATATATATTTTTGGGTTCCATATCCTGTGGTTATTTTGTCTGTATTTAAAGTTAACTCTTGTTTTCTTACTGCAAAGTTATGAATAGGAGTAAATGTCATATTAACTTCAATAATATGAGGTAATTGCCCTAATCCTCCTTGTTCAAAATCTCCAGTATCGTTTATATTAATTTCCCAAGGTGATTCTTGAGGAATTGAAAGTCTTAAACTAGCAATAAACCCTGTTTGATTTTTTATATAATCTCCAACAGTTATTTGAACTAAAGATCCAGCCATATACCCTTTTGGGGTGTAATCCGGGGCTAAATTAGAAGCTAAAAAATTAAGTTTGGCATACATCATAAGCAATTCTTGCCTTGATTGGGCCACAACTTTAAAAGTCATAGTTATGGTTCTATCAAATCTAGAATATGTATAAAACTGTTCACCTCTTCCTAAATATTGAGCAGAATTCCAATTTGATGTATAACTATCATCAAAGGAATCTATAAATGCTCTAAAATGTATAAAGTCTTTTGTATTTGGTTCAGTTGTCTTAATAGCTGCTATAGCAAATGTAACTAAATCATTTGTGTTTGCCTTTCCAGGTCCTACTTCAGATTGTATATTTTCACTTTGATATATAGGTAGAGCTGTTATTTGGTCTAATGCCTTTATTGCTTTATCATTATAACTTACTCCCCCAGTATATGAACTATAGTCTTTATTAGCACGTTGGCCTGGGCTACCCAGGCCTACTCTATTTTCTATATTTTTAGTTGTATAACCCGGGGTGGTTGGGTTTACTCCTGAAGTAGAAGCTATTTTATTTCTTAATTTGGTTCTAAAATTTACAATTTTAGGAGAAGCAATATTTTTTCCTACACCATTTGTATCATCTCCTAATTTACTAATTTCATCTCCATTAAGAGTATAAGGGTTATCTTTAATTACAGGATTATTATCACCTGTTCTAGATGAACCCTGAGTAGGTCCAGTAGCAAATCTAATGTTAGTTCCACTACCATTTAAGGAAATCGCATCTGGTCCACCCCTATAAGTTAAAATACTAATAGAATTATCTGAAATATTATTATCTTTTTTATTAGAAACAGAAACTATATTAGACAGTGGTGAGGTTAAAATTTTATAAGCAAATAAACCTACTAATCTATTATCCTTTGTATCAGCATTACCTATTTTTTTATAATATAACCTATCACTTTGGGCATATGCCCCAGTTTGAGTAAAAGGATTACCTTGTTTATTTAAATGTCCTCCAAATGCTACTAATCCAGCTTGGGCTAATGTAGATAAAGGATTATAAAATCCTTCATTAAAAATTCCACTAGTTTGAGTTCGAACAGCACTGTTAGATAATAAATTTTGTTTAGCTGTAAATAAAACTCCATTTAAAGGATTACTAGGAGCAAAAAGCCATGAACCTAATCTTTTAACATCATCTAAAGAACTTTGTAAAATAATAGCCCCACCCCTAAATAAAAAATCAGTACCTGGGTAACCTTGTCCAAATAATCTACCAGGTAATTGATTTCCTGAGGGTATATCTTTGATTATATAGGGTTGACCACTGTTTCCTCCTCCTAGACTTGCCCCCCCAAGACTGTTTAATCGATCTTGCCCATATTTAAGACTTTTAAAATTAGTCTCTGTAGATTGAGCTAATATTAAAGACATTTATTTTGGTATATTAAATACCTCCAACACGAGGGCCAGGATTAGTAGGGTCTGAAGCTCTTAAAGGATTAAATGTTCCACTTGCTAATAAAGTATCTAAATAAGTTCCGTTATTAAAAGTATTATTAATAGGTGTTAACCCATTATTTACTGCTCCATTATTAGTACTTATAGGTGTTCCTCCATCTAAATTAGAAAGTAAACTTCCATTAGTTTCTAGTCTATCTCTTAAATTTGTTGCCATAATTTTTAAAATTTAAAGGTTAAAGTTTTTTATTATAAATATATAAAAAGTTTAGCTATGGTATGATTCTACACCCATTGCTTTATATAATTCTCTTGAATTAATTCGTGCTGTTGTTTGCACCATAATTGGTGTACGTTTATCTTGAATCATTCTTTCAATTGCCTGTTCTATTCTATTTAATCTATCATCATTAACAGAGGTTGCAGATTTTGAGGATATTTTCTTTTCATTTACCCCCATTATAGTATCATCAGCGGAAGGTACAATAATTTGTTTACTATCAGGTTTAATTATAAAATCATTAGCATTTAAAAGACCATATCCGGCTCCTAAAGCTCCTCCAATTAAAGCACCATATGGGCCAAACATACTTCCTAAACTTGCTCCAGTTAAAGCACTACCTGCAACCCCCCCTAGCATACTACCTGCTACGGCTCCCCCTATTCCTAAAGCACCTGCTCCTGCTCCTCTAAAACGAAATGGATTTACTTTATTAGCAGCTCCTATAGTACTATTACGAGCTGCCCCTGATAAAACCATCCCAGTGCTACTAAATGCTTGATTTCCTCTAACATAGGCCCCTGAAGGAAGGGTAGTTTTTCCTAACCCCCCCATCATTCTTCCTAATTGCCCTATTCCGTAAGCCGCAGCTAGAACATAGGTAGCAGTAATTAACCCACTTACAGATTTATTCAATGTATTAAGAGTTAATTGTAACCCTTCGGGCCCTATAGCTTGTATAAGTTTTTCTTGTTCTTTTATAATTTTTTCATTCATTTGCTCTTCTACAGTAAGAGCTTCTAGTTGATTTCTAAGTTCCTCATCTCCTACATCTGTTAAAGCCTCTTGAATACTTCCTTTTTCTTTAGCTTTTAATAAAATTCTTTGTTTTAAATCTTCTAAACTTTGAGCATCTCTATATCCACTTTCTTCTGAAAGTTTAGATATTTGTTCTTGGAATCTTAAAGATTCTGCTAATTCATTAGCTTGCATCCCGAACGCCCCTGCTATAGCTTCTTGCTGGAGGTAATTCATTTGACCAAAATTAGTTGCAGTTATATTTTGGTTTTTTAATTCTTCAGCTACTCCTGCTATATTATTACTTAATGCAAAAAATCGAGCTCGTTCTAAATTAAGATTTCTTCCAGTTAATAATTCTGCACTCAATTCAGCCGAAATTGATTCTTCAAAATTAAGTAATGAAGCTTGAATTTTTTCTAACCCAGATAAATTCATACCTAATTCTTTAGCTGAATATGCAGCATCTATTAAGCTTTTATTTTGTGCTTTATAAGTTACTTGGAGACGAGCAGAGGCATTAGATATTTCTTTTAAAATAGTTTGGTTACTTAATTGTATTTTTCTCTGCCCATTAAGTAATTTAGTTTGGACTGTAACTTGGGCTGTAAAATCTGTAGCATTAATTCCTATAAGCTTAGTGTATTCATTTACTTTGTTAGCTTCATCAGCAGAAAGACCTAATCTATAAACTAAAGCTGAAAAGTTTTGGGCAGCATCTTCACTTAAAGTAACATTAGTTCCTAAACTTTCATTTATAGTTTTTTGGGCTTCAGCATATCTTTCAGCATTAAAATATAATTCTTTAGATGCTAAAGAACTATTTACCATATTATTATATAGTTGAGCAGATTCGGCATTTGAGACTCCTAATTGTCTACTTATTTGCACTGTGCGTTTTTGTGCATCTACTATAGCACCTACTGCTTTACCTATAATAAGACTTAAACTTAATTTGCCTAAAGCATTTATAAATTCTTTGGCACCCGCTAAAAAAGCATTTTTTCCATTAATAGCAGCCTCACGAGCTGCATCTGAAGCATTTTGGAATTCTTTTAATACTAATGATAATATAGGAATACTATTTACTAGTTCAGCCATATTATCAAAGAATTTAGTTTTAGCACTAATATCTTCAAAAACCTTTTGGAGTTTTTTAGCACTTTTTAAACTATCATCAATATGGTCAGCTTGAGCTGAGAGACCTTTTAAGGCTTTATCAATATATGCTTGTTCTTCTTTAGAAGCTTTTAATCTTTTATCTTCTAAATAGGATATTCTAGCTAAAGTCCTTGATTGATTTTGTTGAGTTTTATCTATTAACTTTTGAAATTTATTTTCTTCTTGTTTATTTTTAAGTTGTTTAGAAGTATATCCTTGTAATTGTTTAGCTAAATTTATTGCATCTTTACCAGATTCTAAATAAGCTTCTGCGGTTTCTCCTGTAAATCTAGAAGCGGTTTGAGCATTTTCTTTTAATGCTTTTGTTACATCTTGCAGAGCTGAGGCTAAAGAAGTAGCTTCTTTATTAAACTCTTTTAGTTCATTTGCTATACTATTTTGCTTAGCCATATATTAATAAATATTAAAAAACATTATTTTTTTATAGCTTTAGTAACGTATGTAGGAGTTTTAGAGCTTTTAATTGGGGGACTCGATGATTTAAGAGTTTGAATATTTTCTTTTACTATATCATCTTGGGATTTATTTTGGGTTTCGTAATAGGATTTAAGTTTATTAAATGTAAAATTTCTTAACCATATGGGCATATTATATATTGTTTCCCAATTATACCCTCCCTGCCCATGAAATACTATTTCGTGGATTTGACTAAATATATTGATCCTATCATTAGATGTCAGGCCAAAAAAAGTTAAGCCCAATAGGTAAATTAGTGTCCTCCTCTACACCATTAGAATTAACAAGAGAAATTTTAAAATTTAAATCAGGGGTAAGTTCACTATAATATTTTCTAAATTCTCTAACATCTTTAGCTAAAAAATAATTATTTACAAAATCATTAATATCTTTCCTTTCGGTTAATCCATTAATTGAAATAATCATCTGGCTTAATCTAACAGTTACTTCATTTTGAAGATCTTTATTTATTTTTTGTAAACCTTTTATTTCTTTTTCTATTTTTATTTCGTCCCCATGGGTAAGTAATCTGAATTTAATTTCATTTTTAGAATGAGGTAAAGTATAAGTAAATTCGTTTCTTACTGCTTTTTCATAATCAGGGTGAATTGGTTTAGGTTCTATAAGGGATAAATCTATATTTTGTGAAACCCCCCCATACTCAAATTCATAATTGCCCCCATATGCTAATATACGAGCTGCCATCATAATAGCATTTTTATCTCCTATCAACAAGTCATCATAATTAATTTTGGTTTCAATAAGAGATTGAAGAAGTTTATCTATTACTGTTCCCTGTTTTATATAGTTTTGATTAGTAAGAATATCTTCTTCTCGGGCTGTCATATACTTTACTTCTACTTTGCCTGAAGAAAGTGGATTATCACTGGGGTAGATTTTACCTTGGGAAGGTAATAAAATAGTTTCAGTAGGGAGTTTAAATTCGGTCATAATTTTTATTTAAATAACTTGTGTGATTATAAATATTATAGGGGAAAGTTCTTTAATTGGATTCTTTATCCTTTTATAACTTGTTTTGAACCTTGAGTTCCTTTTAATCTAGCTTCTAGTTTATCTAATCGAGAATCGAGTTGTCGATAAACCTCTTGGAATTGTTGATCTGTGTCTCGGTGTACATCATCCATTCTACGATAAATGTTAGTAAATTGAGTGTCGCAATCTCTTGCTTGTTCTTTTAATGAATTTATTGCTTTAATTACAATAAATGCAGCTATAACCTCGGCTATTACCAAGACTACAACCATACCTAATACAAAATAAAATGTTGCCATATTTTTTAATTTAAATTATTGAACATATTAAAGAACTTTCCCTATAATACATGTATAATATAAAAAAAGAGCTTGGGGTTGCCAAGCTCTTCTTGAAAAATATGTAAGCTTTTTTTAGAAGTTCAATACACAGTAATCAGGTTGAACAGTCATTTGGATATTTACAGCTTGGTTTTCAGTATCATAACTGTATTCACCAAAATTAGCTTCAGTAATAAACGCACCTTTAATAATCCATTCAGATACTATATCACCTACAGGGCCTAATATATCAAATGTTAAATCTTTCTTGTAGAAATCAGAATATCCATCTCTACCTGTCACAGATTCGTGATGTAAACGTACCCATTCCATTACTGCTTGTGCGCCTGATGGGGTAATAGGATCGAATAATGTAAATTGAATGGGCTGCCATGTAGTAATCCCTTTAACATAACGTTGTATATTAATATGGTTTAAACGGACTGTACCTTGTTGAACAGTTATTTGACCTACTCCTTTAACTTCATAAGCCGGAATACCATCAATATACATGATAAATCGGTTAGCCTGTTTGGGTTCAAAGGCGGTAAAAAATATTTCGTTTGGATCTAATATTGCCATGTTGTTTTATTTTATTATAAATATTCCGTTTTTAAAAATTTACGCAGGGAATGTAGCACCTGTTGGAGTAATATTGAAATCGAGGTAAATAAATTCAGCAGTTTTGGTTGGTTGTAGATAAATTTGACCTACCATCTGATTTCTATCGATTACATCAGGTGTATTATTTGAATCATCCATAATTACTCTAAATGCATACAAACCTTGACGTTGTTGTACTGATTCGAGATATGGATTAACTTGACTCAAGAATTGATTTCTTGTTGCAATTGTGTTTTGTTCAAATACTAAGTTATTTGCTACTTGAGTAATATAAGACTTAAGAGCAATTAATAATCTACGAACATTTACACGATCAAGTGCAGATGCTTTTTTCTGTAATGTTTTTTGTCCGTATACTACAACACCTGTTCCCGGGAACGTAGCAATTGGGTTAACATTACCTACATAAAGATCATTACGATTTGTTTGAGATAATTTTCTTTCTGCTCTAACTACTGTATTTAAACCACCTCTGTTAATACCAGCAGGTGCGAACCAAGGCTCAGATACACTATCGTTAAATGCATACACACCTGGAATCATTGTAGAAGCAGGTACCCAAACTAATTGCCCTGTTCCTGGGTCTATTGTTTGTAACCAAGGCCAATAAGTTGCAGCATATGAATTATTAATACTAGAGGCAGCAGTTATAGTTTGTGATAACTGAGCACCAAAATAATAAGTATCTGTTACTAAAATAGCATCACCACGTGATTGAACAGTATTAGCTAAAGTAGTTACTTGAGTAGAATTATCAGTTATAGTTAAACCTGGGATTGTAATAACATTAAATCTATAATCGTCTTGATTAGCCATTAAAGAAATCATGTTATTGTAGTCTGCTGCTCTAATACCTTGAATATTAGTAGTAGAACCCGATATATTGTTATAAAATTTAGCACCACCACCATAAAATAAATCACCCGTAGCTCCACCAAAAGTTCCACTAGCGTTTACTGGAATGGAGCTTGTATATTGGTTTTGAGGGGTTCCGTTATTATCAAAATAGTAAGGAGTTGGGCTATTAACAGCACTTACATAAACATATCTTGATTGGTTAGGGAAAGTACCATTTACTTGAATATAGTTTTCAGTTGAATTATAGTCTTGGTAGCTATCACCAATTACTCTAGATATGTAATTAGGTTGAGTTGGGTCTAATGAAAGGTTAGTCCAAGTTTCTAATACTACAGGTTCTGTAGTAGTGTCGTTACCTTGTCTAATTAATAAACTAAATGTTCCTGATCCTGTATCGCGGTTTGTAATTTGCCATCTTACATTATCAGCTGAACCACTTACTAAAGTACCATTAGATCCTGTAGCACCCGTATTGTTCATTATAGTGCCCTCAGAAATGGTTTTTAAAGTAAAGGCTACAGTACTGCCGCTAGCTAAAATTGAAGCAGAAGCAGGAGCAAATGATCCTGAAGCTACTCTAGCTACTAATAATGAAGTACCTCCATTTTGGAAGTAATTATAAGCCGAAATAGATGTTAAATAGCTATATTCTTGACCACCACTTAAAAATGTAGTACCAAATTTATTTACATAATCAGAGTATGTAGTTACTACAGTGGGAATTTCAACTGGTCCCTTAACTGTGGGTCCTATAATAGCTGCTCCAACAGTTACGGGTTGTTGGGTTACAAATGATGAATCGTTTTCTCTTGCAAGTACGCCGGGAGATATTAAAGTTTCTGCCATGTTTTTATCGGGTTTTGTTGATAATACATATGACAGAAAATTCTAAAAACTATGTTTCTTTATCAAAAAAGAACATATAGGATAAGTAAAAAAATAATAAAATTTATTTTTTATAGAGCCAAGTACTAATATTATTTATAGTAATATTTTCTTTTTTAATAAAATCTTGCTGTAAAAATTCATCTACAGCTTTTTTGACACCATCCCAAAATGGATAATCGTGTCCCCCAATATATCCCCCTATTTTAACTTTGGGATACCAAGCTTCTATATCAGCTTTTACATTTTCATAATCATGAGAGGCATCAATAAAAACAAAATCTAAGGATCTATTAGGATATAATTTAGATGCTTCTAAAGATGTTGCTCTAATAGGATTAATAGTATGATTTACTGGGGTTATATTGGTTAAAAATAATTTATATAACCAATTTTTATCTTCTAATAATTCCGGATTGAAAGCTGAGCTTTCTGGGGTAATATGTTCTTCGGAGCCTTCCCAAGTGTCTATACAATCAAATTTTATGTGTTTTTGAGAATTAATTATTTCTACAGCCATATAAGCTGCACTTCGTCCTTTCCAAGATCCTACTTCTATAAAATGTGCTTTATCAGGGAAGTAATTTACCATTTGAGAATAAAGATCTTGATAATCAAACCAGTTTTCCCCAATACTATGGTAAAAATGTTCCATTAATTTTTTGGGGAATTGTTCAAAATTTTGATCAATATTTAAAGATATTTCTTTAGGTATTACATTGTTAGATGACATTATATATTGGTTTTCCCACCAATTTTTAATAAAATTAGCAGAAGTAATATGATTAGGAGCCTGGGATTCACTAGAAGTAGTAGGATTATTAATATTTTCTATAAATAAGGGAAAACAGTATACTACCCCAGTATTAAGTAAAATTATGTGTTCTACAAGAGGTTGTACTTGGGGCCATCTATTGACTTCTAATTTATATGCTATAGATTCTTGTTGAGAAGATGTGCTTTCTGTAGCATTTTTGGATTGGATTATATAGTAATCAATAATTTTCTTTGCATATTCTCTTTTAATAACATAAGCCGTAGCCGCCCAATCATCTAATTGTCTTTTTCTTAGTTTGATTTCATCAAATGTGTCTCTAATAATGCACATTTGCACAGCTTCCCAATCTGTGGGCAATTGATTTATAAATTCTTGAAAAGTAAAATTCCAGTATTTAACTGTTTCTAAAGATAAATCATCTTCACAGAAAAATCCATATTCTTCATTAGTTGCATCATACCACTCTTTTATCATTTTTAAATGGGATACAGCGCATCCTTTTATTTTATCATCAACCAAAAAAAAAGAGGTTCCTACTATAATATCATCACATTCATGGTATCTTTTTGAAAGTAAATATTTAGGTTTTAACCCATATTCTGCAAATTGTATATTTAGTTTTTCTCTTCTATCTATACTTTCTTCAAGACTAGCACAATATATTGTAGGAAATCCTTCTAATTTATTTATTACTATTTGGGCTGTAAATAATTGGAGACTATTTTGAATAATGTTCCATTTTGTTAATGGAGATATATAATATGTCGTGATTTGGTTTTTTATAATATTATAAACAGATGATAATTCAGATAAAGATTTTATATTGGTTTCCCAGCTCCATTCAGTCTCATTAAGAGGTATATTTGACATAGGATTATATGCTAAACAGTTATCAATTAACATAGTTCTTAATTTTTCTTTAGGTTCTGGAAGATTATGCCCTTCAAAATTAGTAATTCGCTCTTTTGATAAGTGAGGGATATGGATTATAGTATAATCTAATTTAATTTTTTTCTTTTCTAGTCCATAGTTGGTTAGCCTTAGTTCAATTTCGCTATCTTCCCCCCCATAATACTCTCTAAAATTCTCATTCCACCCTCCTACTTCTTCTAAAAATTTCTTTTTTATGTAAAGTAGGCCCCTCAAGTACCTAAAGCAAGGATCAGCAGGGGAGCTAGGTTCATCTGTCTCGCCGCAAACAAAACAGTAATCGTCTATATTATACTTTTCAAAAAAATTAAATCCTTCGTATGTATTAAATATATAATCACAATCTACTTTTATAACTGTGTCGTATGCACAAAGCTTTAATGCTAAATTTAAGGGTTGGGGTTGATTAAAATATATTTGGTCTTCTACTCTAATTACCTTTATTCTAGAATCAAGAGTTATATTATCCTGTATAGGTAAGTCTGATGACCAGTCTACTATTATAATTTCTTGAATGTTTTTATTTTCAAGCCAAGAGGCTAATGATATCTTTAAAGCATTAAGTCTATTTTTACAAGCGCATATTAATGATATCCCTTTATTCATACTATATTCAATTTCATTTTCAATAAAACCTCTGTGAGGTTTATTTTTTTCATTATTAAAGGGACCCCAATCAAATTCAGTTAAATTAGGAAGTAAAAAATTTTTAACTCTAGGCAGTTCAAAGATTTCTTTTGGAAGATTTTCTATTGGGTATTTTTTTAAAATAGTGTTTTTAATTCCTGAAGGGGGTATTTTTCCTTCTTCGGGGGTGTTTTCTAGTAGTCTATTTTGGAATTCTTCGGAATTATGTTTATTACCAATTAAAGATTTAGATATATCATCATAATGACAAAAAGATTTAGATTTTTCTATTCTTTTTTCCCCATTTCCCATCCAACTAAAATGCCAACCTAAATCTTGTATCATATTTCCATCTTGTGTTAAATGATCTATAGGAAATTTATTAAAAACACAAGATCTAATTTGGGTGGGTGTTGATATTTTTAGTTGTGATTTTGTAGCAAAAAACATACCCCCGGCCCAAGGCCTAGGAATATTTTCATTTTCAAAATAGACTCTAAGATCTGCTCTTCCTTCAAGATGTACTAATGGAATTTTTATAATAGTCTCTTGATATTGTTTACACATAGAAGAAACCCATTCAATAGCTTTAGGTTTTATAATCTCATCTGAGTCACTGTGAATAAATACTGTGTCATCATCATAATCGTCTAAAACAAGTAAAAGAGAGTCTTTTTGCATTCTTTCTCTTACTCTTCCCCGCAATGAATTTAAATTATTTTTATTTAAACTAGATTCAATATTCCAATCTTCTGCACAATTATATATATCAATTTCTTCAATTATTAAATCAGAATCTTCAGGTATATTTAAATCTATAATCTTTATTTTTTCTTCGGGTAAATTTAATTCTTTAATTCTCTTTCTTAGATTGTATTCAATAGGAATACCACTTTGGGTTTTATTAGACTCACAGATTATAAATTCATCAACATAATCTTTTAACATATTAATTCTTAATTCAAGAATTTCCTTTCCGGTGGGATCGAAATAAGGAAAAAAATCTACTATTTTTTTCATATTTTTTCAATTACAGTTAAACCATTATTATTTATTTTCTAATCTCATTAAATTATTTTCAACAGAACTTTTTAAATTTTCATCTAATACACCCCAATACTCAAAAGCTAATTCTTTAAATAATTTTCTACTTTCAGTACCTTTCCCCCACCACCAAGAAGCAAAGGCTTTTTGAAATATTAAGTCATATTTTCCAGTATACCCAAAGTAAGTTCTGAGTGGGGGTAGATCAAAATCGGAGATATTTAGACCTATTTCGGATATTGTGTAACATTCAGAATATTCTGTTCTTGTTTCGTATAATTTACTTAATAAATAATATGCTTCGGGCCTTTTAGGTAAAACTGTAATAGCGTGTAAATACAATCCTTTTACTGTAAAATCTCTATTTTTTTGTTGAGTAAAACAATCAGCTATAAGAAGTAAACATTCATAAGATAAATTTAAATCTTCAGATCTTTCAGCTGCTCTAAGTAAATAGGATATAGCAGAAGAGGTATGACCTAAATTTTTGTATGCTAATCCTAATTCATAATTAAATTCAGGGTTAGTTGTATCGCTTATATAATTAATTAACTGTTTATCCATGAATAAAATTTTCTAAAAATTTAGCAGGTATTTTAAGAAGATATGAGGCATTGTCTTGAAATCCAAATGTAATTAAGTAATTTTCTTTGTATTTTGCTAACCCACATGCAAATTCTATCTTAGCATCTAAAAAAGAAAAATTATCAGAAAATTTAAGAATATTCCAATTTTTATCCCAGTATGTAAATCGGTGTTTATAAGTGCCGTCTTTACGCCCTTGTTCAGAATTATATAAATATGTTTCATGATTAAGAGTTAAATACCCTTCCCCAAATGGGATAACTTGAGATCCTCCTCTTAAATCCGCAGGCATGTTGCAATATTGACCTAAATGCACTTGTTCAGAACGTCCTTCTTCAGGATAAACTTTTACTACTTCAGTTGGATTTGTCCATTTTACAAAATGGTAGGGCATATCTAAGATAGGCATCCAATTTTTTTCACAATACGAATTTGGATCTATAGGAGGTTCAATTCTAAATCGAAATATTTCTTTACCATCTACTATCTCGGATAGTTCCATTCTACCTTCACCATTAGGTTTTGTGTCTCTTCTAACCCCACACATATAAAGTTTTCCGTCCCATCTGACTAATCGGACATCTTCTAGTCCTATAAATTCCCATACTGGGGGGATATCTAATTTAGAGGTATCTACTTTAGTATATGATTGAATTTCTAAAGTTGTAGGATCTAATTCACAAAGATAATTAGTTGTTGTAAGAGTTAAATCATTTTCTGGGTGTAAATATACTAAAGGACCATATTGATGTTCAAACCTATTTAATTCTGAGTGGTATAGAGTATATTGGATGTGACGTAAATTAACTAAAATTTTATCATTACATGAACAAAGTGGGTCAATGTCAATATAAATTGAAGGGTTACATAAACCTGTCCCGTTCGTATTTTCCGAAGGTATAAGTAAAGGAGTTATAGCTCCCCCGTTTTCTAAAACTATTTTAACAAAATTATCAATCATAACTTTTTAGAATAGTTTAATTTTCTATTCTAGAAATTTCTCCGGTTTGTGGGTCTACAGAAACTTTTCCGTATTTATCAGTTAACTCTCTAGTGTAAACTTGTTCGTCGTTTTGCAATTGAGTTAAAAGTTGTTCTGCATTTTCTCTTCGGCTTTGAAGTGCAAATTTAGCAATTTCAATTTGACCTAATTCATTGATTAGGATTTGACCTCTTTGTTGTAGTTCTTGAAGTTTTTCAAGTTCTTGTTGTGTTAGTTTCTCCATAAATTTTTATTTTTTACAATATACAAAACTTTATTTTAATTTCCAAATTATTTTTTAATTTCTGTCTTAGATTACAGATTCATCTCCTTCTCTTGGGATTCCTACAATTTCAAATGTAGATGTTGGATAAGAAGCTTGTAAAGAAGCCATTACTTGTTCCGTTATATATAACAGATATTTATTTACTACGCCATTCCCGTTATTGTTAGGTTGAGATGTTGTATTATCAATATAAAACGGCATACAATTAATATATTGAGCACCGTCGGTATATGCTTGTTTTGAAGGATACATAAAACAATCTACAGGAGATTGATTACCTGCTATAGGTAAATGTGGTACTAAACGGAAATAAGGATTTGTATATGTTCCGTAATTGTATTCAAGAGGGGATGTTGCTTGTATTGCCATTGTATGTTTTATTTATAAATATGTGTTATGATAAAGAACTACTTCTCCAGGCACCTGCCATATAGACATAAATGAAATGATTTCCACCACTACTGCCAAATATGAATTGACCATCTCTTCCTGTAAATGTAGGTACACCTGAGGATGTTGGTTCTAATATTGAGCCTGATGTAGAGCCTGAAATGTGTAATCTAGCTTGGGGGTTTGTGGTTCCTATGCCTATATTTCCATCGTTTCTTACTATTAAACTTGCACTTTGGTTACTATTTTCTACTCTAAGTGCGGTAGTTGCAGAAGTTGTACCGCTGCCTCTAATTTCTAATTTTGCTGAGGGTGAATTTTCTCCAATACCTACAAAACCTGTAGAACCTACAATTCTCATTATTTCAGGTTGGGTAATTGCTCCTGCATAAAATGATAAATCGTTTGTACCAAACGCACCACCTGCAAATGATGTTATGTATGCACTATTATGTCCAAAACTTGAACTTGCCCCAGATATTATATTATAATTAAATCTTAAAAATGAATCATAAGTACCAAGTGAATTACCACCTATACTATATCCACTATTAATGTTTATGTTTCCATTTGCTACCGAAAGAGTTGATATAGATGATGTAGTACCTATACCTATGTTGCCACTTGAACTTATATACAAATAAGTAGATGAGCCACTTTGCACTTTAAAAGTATCTGTTCCTACATTCACAGAAGCAGTTATACTACCTGTTGAAATAAAAGAAGAATTTAAAATAGTTTCTCCTCCCCCATTAATAGGATTTATTAATATTTGATCTAAAAATCTAATGTTGCTGGCCATTGTTAAAAATAAATTTTAAGGATTTTGAAGAGCCTGCAATTGGGCTTTTAATTCTGCTATTTCTTCTAATAAAGCTTCATATTCTAAATTAGGGGCTAAATTAACAGAAACAGGACTACCTGCTTGTTTAAGATTATATCTATCAGCTGCTAAGCTTCTTGCATTTTGAGCATTAGGTATTCCTGACCCATCAGTTAATACGGGTATATTAGGATCAAATACTAAAGGATCATCTGAGGTTTCTAGAGCAAATATTATTTTAGCTTTATTTCTGTATTTTTGTAAAGAAGAAATATTATTTTGCAATGTATTAGGTATTACATATCCATACATTTTAATATTAAATGTACTTTTTACTATTCTTTCGGCCCCTGTAGGTAATTCTGTTACTGTAGTAAACGAATCAATTGAAGCTTTAAATTTATAACGTTGAGGATCTCCCCAATACGTGTCCGAAGCATAGTTAATAGCTTCAACTATTTTATTTAGCTGTTCAACATAATAAGTATAAACTACACAGCTGTATGTTAGGTTAATGTAGTCAGGGATTGTAACTGCGTAGAATTGTTCTTCAGGAACTCTATTAGTTAATACATTAAAATTTGAATAAAAATTTCTAGTATCGTATTTTTTCTTCATTACCCCGTATAAATTAGGATAATTGGCATCTAATTTATTCCCCAAACTTCTATTACGCTCAATAGTATCTCTTTTGAACATGATAAGGGGTGCCATTATAGCTCCATTTTTATCTTTATAATATCCATCGCGTTGAACTGATTTCCAACGTTCGGGGGCACCATATATTATAGGCACTTCAATACGTGTGCCATTTTGCATTACAAAAGGTTTAATAACATTTTGGAAATAATACATAATGGCCTCGTCTATATCTTGGATAGTAACTGTAAATGGTTTTACAGTATCTCCTTCCCAACTATTTTGTAATGAACGATTAGGCCCGTTAAAGTTAGGATTGGCTAAATTTGGATCTCCTAATAAAGAATTACTTGCCCCTGATAGTTGATTGCTAAGTTCAACTTGGGTTTTAGGGGTAGGTTTTCTTGGAGATGGATTTCTACTTTCTGCCATAATTACATTCGTTCAAAGGTTATACCAACTTTATCAGCAGGGACATAGTGAGTGCTACAAATTATAGATACATCATAACCAAATTCCTCTAGACCAGGGTTAAATCCTGGGGGTTGTGGGCTGTTTGGGTAATCAGGGTTTTTACCTACAAAATATTGAACTGCATTAGTTGCGTGTATTTCATAATATGCGGTTTCATATAATATAATATCACCAATTTGTGGTACTAGATCAGCTCCATATATTGTATCATGATTAAAATCATTAAGTTTATTTAATAAATCATCTCTTAAAAATCTAAATTCAAGTTTCCAATCAAAACTTACACCCATATCGTCTGTAGGTTGATCTTGTCCAGGTATATTAATTAAACAATATAGTAAGATAGGACCATCATAATATTTCTGTTCAGCTGCTTCTCCGTACATATTAAAATTAGTTTGGTTTAATCTTAATTTATAAAAAGCACATTGTTGAGATATAATATTACCCATTAACTCGCGGTTAACATATCTAAACATTGAAATGTCACGTGCCTGTCCAAAAAGAGCCATAATTAACCTATATAAATTGTCATTGGAACATTATTTAGTTCCTGTTTTGAAAAATCAGCTTCATCTTTACGTCTTTCAAGCATACTTTTTCTAGAAGTTTCATCAAAATATGCTCGTAATCTTTCTATTAAAGCTTCCTTAGTTGTTTGGGCGGATGCCACAAGAGTATCTCCGTTTAATGTAACTTCAGCACCTGGTATTGGTATTTGGGTATATTTGTTTCTTACATATCCCAATATTTCTTTAGTTATAGCTAGAGTATATTCAAATACCCAAGAACGTCCAATTGAATTTATTTGGGCATATATAGGATTTGCAAATGGAACATTAGATACATTTGTTATAAGTCCTGCTCCTAAAGCACCACTACCCGAAGCTAACGAATCAGATAAACGTTCATTTTTTAGAACATATTGGAACCAATAATGTGTTCCTGTGTCTCCGGGCATAGGTACAGGATATACTCTAAGTTTATTGTTGTGTATATCAAAGCTATAGGCTGAAAGCAAAATTTCTTGTCCTAATTCAACTTCTTGAATAGCATTAACATTGTATGATAATGGGGTTACAAGATAGTTGTATCCATATCCTGCAAAACCAGGTACACCTCCTAAACCACCCATAAATCCACCTAATCCTGCTCCTAATCCTGCAGCACCTCCGTAATAGTACGTTGCGGAAGCAGGTATACCTTGATAGTATACGCGTTTAATTTCCAAATTACTTGCGCTAATGCCATTTTGCACCGCCCACTCGTTTAAATCATAGTCTTGTATACTTCCCGTTAAAATAACGGAACCACTATACCAGTTTACATTACCCCCTGAACCTGCTTCTGCACCATATTGTTCTGAAATACGAATAATATTACCCATATTTGGGGTAATTTGGGTATTATTAAGAGTAGGAGTAGAAATAGGTAATCCTTCCAAGTTAAGCATATTTTCTCTAACTTGATAAGCATATAATTCGTTTCCGTATACTGTAACTGCTTCTTCAAAGGCTGCCCAAAAGTTTAAATCTTGTAATTCAACATTTTCAATAGGATAGCCTAATCTTCTAGCACAAAAATTTGCTACTTTATTAGCATCCGTTTTAAAATCAGTATCATTATCGTAAAAACCAAAAGGAGTTGGTGAACTGCCTGTTGAAGGTGTGTTATAATATGAAGCTGAAACCTGTGCAAATGATGAAGAGCCAGGCCAAATAGGAATATTTGCCATTTAGTTTTTGTTATAAATATGACAAATTTACTATTTCTTTTATTTTTTCGATCCTGAGTTTGATAGGGTTATACCATTTTCATATGCATCCTCATAGTATGAGATTAAATCTTCTACTATTGGGTTTCTGTGGTTAGTTTTTAATGAAATTGCGGCTAAATTTTTAATTTTTTTAGCAGCAGTGTATAAAAATCTAAATCCAGAATCGCGTTTGTTTTTTAAGTCTACTTGATTATCGTCACCACAAATTATCATTTTAGAACGTAAACCTAAACGTGTTACAATCATTTCCATTTGTTCGTGTGTAACGTTTTGTGCTTCATCTACTATAACAATTGAATCTAGAAATGTTCTACCCCGCATAAAGCTAACAGGTACTATTTCAATGTCGCCTTCTTGTATGTGTTTTTCTATTTTTACTCGGTCATATAATGCGTACATATTTTGGTATATGGGTTGTACCCAAGGGTCCATTTTTTCGCGTAAATCACCAGGTAAAAAACCAATTTCTTCTTTGGATACTGTGGGGCGTGTTATAATTATTTTTTCAACTTCCTTCATGAATAGCTTTTCTAATGCTATTTGACACGCTAAAAGTGTTTTACCGGAACCCGCAGAGCCTGCTAATAACGTAACTGTATTTTCTAATATTTTAGATTTTGCTTCTTTCTGTTCTTGATTTAGTTCTATTTTAAATTTTATAGGGTTTTTAGGTTTACGTTTTTCTTGGAATATTTCATCTTCGTGATGGTTGGAGTTCATAAAGGAAGTTTAAGTTGAACATAAATTAAATTAGTAAATTTTATTCAATACAAATATGTCTGTGTATATTGAATTTAATGCACTATTTGAACTGAATTGGGCAGTGACATCTAAAGTATTACTAATTGTAGTATCAAAAGTAGTACTATTAACTGTATTAAAGGCGAATCCTTGTGGGGCACCGTTAGATTGCTTTGTAGTATGAAATACTCCAAGAGATACAATGGATGCAACACCTGCTGCTCCTAAAGCTCTAACTGTAAAATTAATAGAAAATTGCCAAACATCATTTATGGCTGTTGACATGGTTTGGGTTCCACTATCTGCTAGAATTACAGAACCTGCTTTAACTCTAATTCGTATAGTATCATTATTTTTGGATGAAAGTAGACCACCAAAATCTGCTCTAAAACTATCACCTATTTGAAATCCATTTGCGGGAACACTTAATGTACCTATCCCCCCATTTATTAAAGATAATTCTGCAGTAGTACCTGTTATTGGGGTGCTATCATCGGTTTGTGCAAATAACCCATAAGTATTTCCTTGGGCATATATAATTCCATCAAGGGTAGTTTGTTTAGTGATACCATCTTGTACGATAGCAAATAATTCTGGTCCTGTTAAGGTACCAGCAGCTGGTAATTGGGATATTGGTAAATTTGGCATAATTTTAAACTAAAGCGGTTACGTATATGGCTGAGCCATCTTCTTGGAGTATTAAATAGTAGTCGGTTTGATTTTGATCATTAATGAAAGATTCTTCTTGGGCTAAAAATCCAATATTTTGAATAGTAGGAATACGAGGTCCCTTATTTTGGTAATTTAGCCAATTTTGTCTTGCAATTGATAAATCTTGAGTATATTGTTGATAAGCTGCTACTTGTTCATGTAGTGGCAACTTACTTATGCGTTCAATTTTAACGAACTGAGGCCATAATATTTCTTCAAAGATGTTCATGTGATTATAAATATAAAAAAGAGCCTTGCTTTCGCAAGGCTCTCTTCAACACTTATGGTTTTTTTTAGATTAGAGGCTAGTTAAACCACTAACATAAATTTTCCCATAAAACTCTGGACGTAACATCTTCTTAGCGTATCTAGTTAATAGACCTTTTCTTGGTACGAACGTGTTAGGATCGTAAACAAGAGGAGTCATGATTAACGGAACGTAAGGAGCAAATACAGCACCTGCCTCTAAGAACTGAGTACCTCTGAAGCCCATTAAAATGGTATTTTCAGTCATGTATGGGTTCTTATAAACAGTGTATCTGCTGTTCAATTGACCAGCTTTCTGTACACCAAATGCATATTCTGCCTTAGTAACATTACCATCACTGTTAGAAGCAAATCCAGGGATGGATTCGATGATAGTAGCTACAGTTGGGGAACATACTAAGAAGTTAGCACCACCTCTTAAAGTTAATTGGTGGATTTTGTTAGAAAGTTTCTGCATCTTAGTACCAAGAGTTTGGAACCATTGGCCTTGTGTATTGTAGAAACCACTAGTAGAAGTTGTGAACGCAGTACCAGTAGCGTTGATAACTTCATTGTTAAGAGCTGACCAGTATTCAGTACCAGCTGCAGCATCTTCGATTAACATGTCAAGAATCTCAAGGTCAATTTCAAGAGAGATGTATTCACTCATGATATTGGTTACTTCTGCTTCAGCATCAAGTGCTTGGTAAGCATTTAAGTCTTGAGCAAATTCAGGCGTCCATACAGCTTTCAATTTCTTGGTTTTAGCTACAATGGCTTCTGATCTCATGTTGATGTTGATCTCAGGGATTACGATTTCAGTAGCGCTTTCAGCGTTTGGAACTGCGAATCCGTTACCAGCTTCAAAATCACCTACATTGTATGGGCTCATTTGAGTAGCTTTGTTATACTCTACTACTACAGAAGCAGTACCATTAGTATACACAGAAGTAATTGCAGAAGCTGTTACATAGAATGAAATAGTGTTAGCTGTGTAGTTATAGGTAGTAAACTGTGGTAAGTTAGTAGCTACAGTAATAGCGGATGCTGAAGTAATCATAAATCCACGAACTGCATCAGGATCAAAGTTAGCTAAAGCTGTAGTAGCAGATGGGATGATGACTTTGATAATTTGGTTACCTGCAACAGATGCAGAAAATGCAGAATCAAAGTTTAATTCAGCCCATGTAGCTCGGTTAGCTGTAGCAGATGAACCTGAAGTTACCTGTACAGATTGAGAGAATTGGTTAGTAGAGTAAGTAAACTTACCAGCACCATATAAACCACCTTGGTTACCATAGTTAATACCTACGTTGTTAGGATCTGTAGAGAAAGGATACTGAGAACCAGTATTACCATAAAGTGATTTTCCGTCAGTAAATGGATTCTTAGTAGTTCCGTATTGGAAATCTAAATAGAATACAAGACCTGAAGGTAGGTTCATAGGCTGTACAGAAACGAATTCTTTAGCAGCGATTTGACCAAACACTTTACGTACTAATGGGAGAGCAATACCTGCCCATTCAGCACCTTGCCCTACTGAAAAAGCACCAAAGCCGGCTCCACCACCTACGTTAGAGGTTTCAACAACAAGTTGCTTGGCTTGGTTTTCAAGGATCATAGACATGTTATTCTTGTCGGTCTCACTTTTAAGACCTTCAAGTAAACCTGTCTTACCCCATTTGGCAGCTAATTTAGCTGCATCGGACTGCAAATTCTTCCACCCGGAAGCTGCAGATTCTAATAATTGTTGTACTTGTGACATTTTCTTAAATTTTTAAATTAGTCGTTGTTTTTAAGTCCTGCAAGAACTTGCCATCTTGCAAATTGGCTGTCTACTTCAAAGATTGGTTTTTTAGTTTCAACTGAACCTACTGCTTTGGAAGCTAAACCTCTTACGATTGATTCATTAACAGGTTTTTTAGTTTTTAAACCTTCGTTCAATGTTTCATATACGAGTTTTGCTTCTTTTACAGATGTGGCTTTATCGAAAGATTCCAATACTTTTACTTTTTGACTTTCGGTTAAGTTTTTAGCTCTGAAGATTTTGTTGGTGTAAAGGAGTTTGGCGTTTAAGAGCTTCACTTCTTGGAGACTAGCTTGAATTTCTTCAAGTGTAGCGTATGCTTCTTGAAGTTCTTTTTCAGCTTTTTTCTTGTCCATTTCTGCTTTTGCTGCTTTTCTTTTAGCTTCTTCGATTTCTTCACGGCCTTTAGACTTCATCATTTTTTCTTTTTTAGCTTCGGCCATTAATTCATCGATATCAACTTCGTCCATCATTTTTTCTTCACCACCCATTTTCATCTCTTCTTCGCCTTCTTCGCCTTCAATGTTTCCTTCTAGTTCCCCAGCTTCAACCATTCCAGC